CGGCGTCCAGCACACAGGGCGGATGCCCATGGTGTTCCGCCCGTAGTGTGGCGGCGACTTCGCTGGACACATCCATGCAGCTCCCGCCCTGGTCGTTCAGGCAGATGCCTGCCGCTCCAGCGCCAACCGCAGAATTTCCGGCAGCTCTTTGCCACGCACGGAAGCCCTCCGCAGAATACCCTGACAGGCCTTCGGACTCAAATAGTACTTGTCCGGCACCCCAGCCTGCAAAATCTGCGACAAGGAAGATGCGGCGTCTTCGCTGGGGGACTCCCCAGTGTTGCGCGTCAAGAGTGCGGTACGCAACGCTCCACTGCTCTCCCATGTACAGGTCGGCGTAGGGCCAGAGGTTTTTCTCAGGCATAGGCACCTGGGTGCCCGGCTCCTTGATCCCGATGACCGCTTCGAGGACGGCCTTGAAGTCCTCTCCGTGGTTGGAGCTGAACGCACCGGGGACGTTCTCCCATACGATGTATCTTGGATATTTGCCATGGGTGGCATCCCTCATTTCCTGAATGATGCGGATGGCCTGGTAAAAGAGGACGGATTGCTTCCCGTCCAGGCCGGCCCTACGTCCGGCGATGCTCATGTCGGTGCACGGGGAGCCGAAGGTGATGATGTCCACCGGCTCGATCTTCCCGCCATCCATCTGGGAGATGTCGCCGTAGTGCTTCATAAAGGGAAGCCGCTTGGTGGTCACCCGGATGGGGAACGGCTCGATCTCCGAAGCCCACACCGGGGTGATCCCGCAGAGCAGACCGCCCAAAGGAAAACCCCCGGAGCCATCGAAGAGGCTGCCGAGGGTCAAAGTCGTATTCAATTCCATGGGCGCCTCCTCAGAACAATGGGATGTCTTCCGCATCGTCCCCGGCAACCTCGTCATAGCGGTAGGTCAGACCGGCCCGTTGGAGGGATACATCGTCCGCTTTGCCCACCTGCTCGATGTACCGCTTCACGATGACATCGCAGAACTTTTCGTCCAGCTCGATGGTGCGGCAGACGCGGTCGGTTTGCTCACAGGTGATGAGGGTGCTGCCGGAACCGCCGAACGGGTCCAGCACGATGGCGTTGCTCATGGAGGAATTGAGAATGGGATAGGCCAGGAGCGGGACGGGCTTCATGGTCGGGTGGTCCTTGTTCTTCTTGGGCTTGTCGAACTCCCAGATGGTGGACTCCTTCCGCCCGGTGTACCACTGGTGTCTGCCTTTCTTCTTCCAGCCGAAGAGGATCGGCTCATGCTGCCACTGGTAGGGCGAACGGCCCAGCACCAGGGACTGCTTTTTCCAGATGCACGTCCCGGAGAGGTAGAAGCCGGCGTCAGAGAACGCCTTTCGGAAGTTCAGCCCCTCGGTGTCCGCATGGAACACATAGATAGAGGCATCGTCCGCCATGACTTCCTCGGTATTCTGAAACGCTGCCAGCAGGAAGTCATAGAAGGCGGCGTTCTCCATGTTGTCGTTCTTGATCTTCCCGGCGCCGCCCTCATAGTTGACATTGTAGGGCGGGTCGGTGATGACCAGGTTGGCCTTCAGACCGTCCATCAGCAGAGAGAAGGTTTCCGGCTTGGTGCTGTCCCCGCAGACCAGCCGGTGTCGCCCCAGCGTCCAGACATCCCCGGCCTTGGTGATGACGGGGTTCTCCAGCTCGGCGTCCACATCGAACTCATCATCCTTGACCCCATCTTTCAGGCTGTCTTTGAAGAGGTCATCGATCTCGGCGGGGTCAAAGCCGGTGAGGGACACATCAAAGTCGGCGCCCTGCAGGTCGGAGATGAGAAGCATCAGCTTGTCCTTGTCCCAATCGCCGGAGATTTTGTTGAGGGCGATGTTGAGGGCTTTTTCCCGCTCCTCATCCATCTCCACCACCACGCACTCCACCTCGGTGACGCCCATGTCCATAAGCACCTTCAGCCGCTGGTGACCGCCCACCACCCGACCGGTGGCCTTGTTCCAGATCACCGGCTCCACATAGCCGAACTGCTCCATGGAGCGTTTCAGCTTATCGTACTCCGGGTCGCCGGGCTTTAAGTCCTTGCGGGGATTGTAGTCGGCGGGGATAAGGTCGGCGGTGTGTTTGCGTTCAATCAGCATACTTTTCCACCGCCTTTCTCAGTTCCTCGGTCTTGTCAAGGTTCTCCCAGC